GCCGAACCCGACGATAACCTCGGTCTCATATTCCATCTGCTTGTCGGGGTCGATTTCGTTGAGCGCCGCCAGCGCGGGCATCAGCTTGTTGTCGATCAGATCCTGATCGAGCGTCACATCGGCATGGACCGCGCCAAGGAAATCCTGCGGCGTGGCCTTGCCGTCGAGCACGTCGGCGATGACATTGTGGAGCAGGGTGCCGGTGTCGGCGTAGACGCTGGAAGGCTTGGGCGGCATCTTGGCAACGAGCGCCACGGAGCCAGGGCAGTTGATGACGCGCTTGGCGGTGGAGCCGCCGACGATTGTGGAATGTTGAGCCATTAGGTTACCTCAGTGGATTGTTGACGAATCAGACACTAGACTTTCCTTTACGAACATGCAATAGAATTTTTTATGAGAGAGAGCGAGATCGAACGATATTTCGTGTGGGCCGTCATGCTGCGGCAAGGGCTCACCTACAAGTTTAAATCGCCTACGCAGCGCGGGGTGGCCGACCGAATCGCGTGTATGCCCAACGGCGAGACGTGGTTCGTAGAACTCAAGGTCAAGGGCGGGCGTCTCGCGCCGCTTCAGGAACTGTTTGCGATGGACATGCGACGGCTGGGGCAGCGATACGCCTGCATCTGGTCTAAAGAAGGGGTGGACGAATGGGCCTCACGTTACGACCTTACCAAGAACAAGCCGCCGATTTCCTGTTCGAACGAGACCGCGCAATGATCCTTGCGCCCGTGGGCGCAGGCAAGACGGCCATCACGCTGACGGCCATGACGGAGCTGATCGCGGAGGGGCACGTCACGCGTTGGTTGGTGCTGGCCCCCAAGCGCGTCTGTACGGACGTGTGGCCGGTCGAGCAACCGAAGTGGGCTCCAGACTTCGAGATCGCCATCGCCACCGGGACGCCAGCGCAGCGTCAAGCGGCGTTTGACAGCGCCGCGTCCATCGTGGTGACCAACTACGACAACATCCAATCGCTGCCGGATCTGTCGGGCTTCGACGGCATCGTCTTCGACGAGCTGACGCGGCTCAAGAACCCCAGCGGCAAGCGTTTCAAGGCGCTGCTGGCGCACCTCGACAAGATCCCGTTCCGGTGGGGCTTGACGGGCTCGTTCACGTCCAACGGACTTGAGGACGTGTTCGGCCAGTGCAAGGTGATCGACCAATCGCTGTTGGGCCGCGCCAAGGGCGCGTTCCTCCAGAAGTACTTCGTGTGCGTCAACCGCGACTTCGGCGACTGGCAGCCGCGCAAGGGCGCGCTGGAACAAGTCATGGACGCCATACGCCCGGCGACCTTCGTGCTGGACCCAGGCGAGTACAGCGACAAACTGCCGCAGCTACATGTTGTGGAAATGCGCTGCGACATGCCTGACCGCAGGCCCTACGAGAAAATGAAGCGCGACCTAATGCTGGAGTACGGCGACGACCGGATCATTGCGGCGAACGCCGCCGCCGTGACGAACAAGCTCCAGCAGATGGCGTCGGGGTTCATCTACGACAACAAGGTCGAGGCGCTGCCGGAAAATGGAAAGTTTCACATGAAACAAAAGGTTATCTGGTTCTCAACGCACAAATTTGAGTTGATTGAGGAAATCCTGAACGAGAACCAGCGCGCCAATACGATCATCGTCTACAACTACAAGGAAGAGCTGGCCGAGTTGAAGCGGCGCTATCCGCAGGCGCGGACGATTGACGATTTCAACGCCATCAAGCGGTGGAACGCGGGTGAGATCGAGCTGCTGCTGATTCACCCCAAGTCGGCGGGGCATGGCCTAAACCTTCAGTTCGGCGGTTGCAAGATCATCTTCTTGTCTATGCCGTGGTCGCTGGAGCTGTTCGAACAGACGGTGGGGCGGCTGCACCGCAGCGGGCAGACGAACGATGTCTGGTGCTATCTGCTGATCTGTAATAAAACAATAGACGAACGGATCTGGATCGCGCTTCAGGACAAGCGGGCGATCTCAGACATAGCACTTGAGGAATTGAAAGCATGAACTGGCGTCAGCTTAACCAGATACTTCCCACGCTGGACGAGGACACCGTCCGCCGTCTGCTGGAGGAGGAGCGCAAGGGCGAGCAGCGCCAGACGGTGCTGATCCGCCTGCACCAACGTTACACGATCCTGCGGGCAGCGCGGGAACGGACGGAGATCCTCGGAGACGTGGAGTTTCCCAAGGTAGCGGCGCTCACTTAGCGCACCAGCCTTCGCGGCGGGCGTTGTTCTGCTTGACCTCGATGATGGTCGCCGTGGTGTCCTTGGACGACCACGACACGTCCTTCCAGACGGTGCAGACCGCGCCGTTAGTCTCGACGGTGCTGGTCAGGGTCACGCACCCGGTCAGGGGAAGTATTAACAGCATCAGAAGCGCCAACCGCATTGCGTGTCCTCCGTAGCACGTCCGCCGTCGCAGCGGCCTCAACCTCGGCCACTGCGTCCCGGCGGATCTTGTAGTAGACGCCGGTCAGCGTCATCAGGATGATGACTCCGATGGCGGCGTAACGCCCGACCGGCGTGAACAGCAGGCTAAACACCGTGTTCGTCCATGTTCTTTTTGCGCCAGTACCAGATGGCCGCGCCTGCGCCAATGATCGCCACCATGATGACGAAATTTGTGTTGCTGAGTAGGCCCATGAATTGATCCGCCACGTCAGACGCATCTTTCGCCTGTGCAGCGATCTCCTTAGCGACACCCACGCTTCCGAGCCCTGCCGTGAGTAGCGCCGCGTTACCTTGCTTGCTGTCTGCCATAGTTCTTTTCGGAGGAGCATCAGGCTCAAGACGGTGTTCTTGCTCATCATGCGCCTGATCCTGTGCGGTCCACCATGCGCCCGCCGCCTGGCGACGGCGGACGAGCCCCGGCAGCACCTTGCCGCCGCCCTTGGTCCACTTCATCAACTCGGCAGGCACCGCGTCAAGATCGCCCGAGTTTATCTTTTTTAGCATTGTCGAAGATTTAAGGTTGCCGACGCCCGCGTTGTAGGCGAAGTCCACGAGAACGTCGAACTGGTTCTGGGTCAGTTTGACCTTGACCAGATCCATCACGGCGATCTCGTACTTGACGATGTCGCGCTTGAGGATGTCTTCGGCTTGCGCCTGCGTGATAGTCATGCCGTCCAGAACCTGGGGCGCGCCCGCAGCCGACGTGTGGCCGTAGCCGATGGTGCAGACGCCCGCCGGGCAATAGTACGCCTTTAGCTTGCAGCCTTCGAACTTCTTGAGAAGGGCGTCAAGACCGCCTTGGCTCATGTGCATGACTACTTCCCTTTTTCCAGCAAAGTGATGCGTTTGTCGAGCGCCGCGATCATCTGCGCTGTGTCGAACCGGATGGCGGCGCGGGCAGCAGCGGCGTCCGCCACCATGTCCATACGGCTCTTTTCGATAGCCGCCATTGAGCGTTCGCGGTCCAGCGTCATGGCGGCGCGGGCAAGGGCGCTCTCTTTCTCGACCTTGCCAATCTGATCGCTCAGGCTTTCCCTGATCTGGGCCATGTCGATGGTGGTGCCTTGGGGCGGGATCGCCTTGTTGTCGGCGTTGACGACGACGGCTACCTTAGACTTAAGTTGAATGATCTCGTTGTTGGCGGCGGAAAGCGCGCTCATGAGGTAGACAACGCAAGAGAACAGGATCGGGATGCCCGCGAAGGTGATCTTCTCGACCAGCGCGCCCTTGGATGCGCTCGCGGCCATCTCGATGGCGAACTTTTCCTGTTTTTCTTCTGTGGTGCTCATTTGTCCGCCTTTGCGTCCAGCTTGTCATAGATCCGCTTGAACATGTCTTCGATGTGGTCCATGCGCTTGTCTAGGTCAAACCGACTGACGTAGGACTTGGGCAGGTCTACCTCTAGTTCATGAAGGTCTGATCTCAGTTCCTTGACTGCGCCCCAGACCTCCCGCGCAAACCAGCCGCCAATGGCGATGGCTGCCCCGCCGACAAAGTTCATAAGTGTCTGCGTGTCCATCATCGACCTATTCAGTTACGGGGGGCGCGAACATGAGTGTTTGCGGAATGGTACGGCCCGCAACGTCGGTTGTGAAGGCGCTCATAGGCGCGCGAACGTCGCCGCGCCGCATAGCCGCCGCAAGTTCGTTTGCGTACCCACGCGACATGAAGTTTTGCAGCCCTCTCGCGCCTGCCCCCGCTCCGGCGAGACCGGCACCAAAGGCCAGCATCGTAGGATCTTGCGTATACGCTCCATACCCACCTACAGCGGTGGGAAGAATTGCGCGCGCTATATTGGCTTTGCTAGACAGATTGCTTGGCCCAAGCGTTCCAAGAAGTTGAAGCGCAGTAGAGTTTGCGCCGCCTTCGGCGATGTTTGTGATAGCCGCGCGTTCTTCGGGGTTAAAATACCTAAGCCTGTTAGGACTATTGGCTATTTTGCCAAACTCACTTTTAAGCGCCGTCGAAAAATTGCCGCCTTGCGACGCGCGGTCTACGGCTCGAAGAATATCTTCGCTTTTAGCCCAGCGAGCATAGCCACCGATACCGTTCATAAGCGCCTGTTGCCCTTCAGCAGCATTGGCTGTTGTTGCAACGGCGTTAGCAGGCGTTGTGATAAATTCATCCAAACGATCTTCTATAGCGCCAATCAAACGACTAGCTTGCCTTGGCGCGGTTCGATGAAGATCGCCGATGTCTTGGCGAAGCGAATGCAGTTCATCGATGGTTCTTGGTTGCCCTTGATACCGCTGTATCAGCGCAAGCGCATCATCAACCGCTGCTTGCCGGTTAGATAGAGGATTCCAGCCATTTGCCCGTAACGTGGCCTCGGCGTCTTGCGAAAATGTGCTGAACGCCGCCGGATCGTAACGAACGCCTGAATTAGTGGCGGTCTGAAAATCCGCCCGCGCCTGCGCCAACGCCTGATCGCGGGACACGTTCGCGCCTGTAGCGATGTTGCGCGCGCCTTCGGCAGCGCGGACACCCTTTTCCAACAACGCCGGCCCCGCTTTGCCACTAACGATTCCGCCAGCCAGACTGCCTGCCGCGAGCGCGTAGGGGTCTTCAACGCCGGACTCGCGCATGGCAACGGGCGTAGCGGCAGCACCTGCGCCGCCAAACGCTTGCGACATGGGCTGTTGAGCAAACCAGTTAGCGATACGCTGGACGCCGGGGCGCAGAGCATTTGCATTTGCAGCGATGGTACGCGCCGCCCCAACGCCGCCGATGCCGCTAAGAGCGCCTTCAGTCGCCGCTGCTTGAAATCTTTCTTCGGGCGTCGTCGGCTCTTGGTACATCCCGGCTTTGGCGTACATGTTACGCATGGCTTCAGAGCCTGATGGGATAGGTCTAGCCCCAAATGGCGTAGCCGCTACGTTGTAAAGCGCCGACCCAAGATCGGTCAGCGCCAACGCGCCCATGCCCGCCATAGCACCCGCAGGCATCGTAATCGGCGCAACGGGACCGCCTAGCGCGCCTAATGCTGCGCCTGCGCCCGCAGCGGTTGCGTATGGAAGCGCAGCGCCTGCCGACGTTTTTATGGTACTAGCCATTTTTGCCCGACGCGCTTGACCGAGAGCGGCGACATCATCTGGAGGCGCTTCACGTTCTGAAGGCATTCCTTCGCCGCCCGTTCTTGACCGTGCGTCCTTATACGCTGCCGCGATAGTGTCAAACTCAGGCGTTCCACGTTTGTCAGCATTCTTGACAATCCACGCCGCATATTCGTCCGCAGTAGCCATTATTTGGTTCCTCCGCGAAGGATAGCGTCGGCGGCGTCGTGTATGTTGGTGGCAGGCGCGGCGTTACCGGAAACAGGATTCTGCGCTTTTCCGCCTGTAAGATCTTTAACAGTTATTTTTTTACCTGTGCCAAATCGCTCGCTCAAATTATTAAACGTGTCAACAATTGATTCAACAGGCTGTCCAGGGTCACTCAATGAATCAAGATACGCGCGCATTTCATTATTGGAGTCAAGTTGTTTTGACGTTAAGCCGGTTGCACCCATAAGCGCCGACAGCATTGTTTGACGTAAATTAGAGAGCGTGGTGACTGGCGCAGCGCGTTCGGGCGCGACTAGCGTCGTCAATTTTGGCGATAGTGTAGATCCAATTGCTTTTGCGCGGTTAGCAAGAGAAGTTTCGCCCGGCACGATTAGCATTCCATCCCTGCCCAATTGCTGGAATTTAGCAATCATGTTGTCCCAAACTTTGTCAAATCCTTCGCGAATTACAACTTTTTCAGCGTCGGAAGCCTCCTTGTTAATTTGTATCTTTTGCCGCTCTTCAGCGCCTTTTTCGGCCAATTTTTCTTCGGCGTTCTGTTTGCGTTGCCCGGCCAACGTAGTCGGCGCGGGCGCGGCGGCAACAGGCGCAACAGCGGCAGCAGCAACGGGCGCAGCAGCAGGCGGCGTCAACGCGCCCGCTATCTGCGGCTGCAACGACAGCATCGCATTTTGTGGTGCTTGAGCCGGAGCCCCAAACATGTTCGCCATAAGAGCGTTGTTGACCGTAGGCGCACCAAGCGACATGGGTGCGCCGCCTGCGGGCGCAAACCCTGTAGGTGCGCCACCCAGACGGGCGTTGCTGGCCGTCATGGACGCGGCCAAACCGGGCTCGCCGCCAAACTTGCTGTTGGCCCAATTCTGCAAATCACCCACAGTCTTGTTTCTGATTGCAAGAACTTCTGGATTGGCCTTGATGGCGTCTGCACTGACGACTTGCGACAACGGCGTATTGGGATCTGCGCTTAGAACGTTACGCGCGCCACCAGCACCAAGGAAGTGCGCTAGATAGGTGTTGCCGGGCGTGGGTTGGATACCCGCGCTGGCCAGCGACGCGATGTTGTCCGCGCGGAACCGCTGCTCCAACGCGTCTTCAATCTGCGAACCATCTTGCAGTTTGGTGCCGCGCAGCGCCAAGACTTCCTTGGCCGACTTATCCGCCAGTTCAGGAAACACTTTCTTGGCGGTGTTCACAAACGTGCTGTCGATGAACTGATACTTACCCTGCGCGGACGACATCGGGTTCTTACCGCGCCCTTCCGCGCGATCCAGACCAGCCAGATACCCGCCGTTTGCCGCCGCAGGCTGCATTGCGACCGCCGCAGGTACGTTAGCAGCA